ACATTAAACATTTATTATAGAGGTACTCAGAGAGAGTCTTATGAATGTAGTTTAGATTCCTCTTCTGAAAATTATTTAGAGGATGTAGTTGTTGATAGTGATTATGTGGATGCTATTGACCAACAAATTGAAGCTGGGGTAAGTATTGAAACTGGTACATTTGCATTAGCAGATGGAGATAATGGTGTTTCAGGTTTAACTGCTTCAGATTATGTAGGTACTGGTGATGAAGGTCTTCAAGCATTTAGAAATGAATCAACATTTGATATTAATCTTTTAGCTGTGCCTGGACATTCTGCTTTAGCAGCTGTTTCGGCTGAGATGATTACAATTGCTGAAGATAGAGGAGATTTATTAGCGATTATTGACCCACCAGCTGGTTTAACTCCTGTTGAGATGGCAGATTGGCATAATGGTGATGGTAGTGGTGATGATGACCCACAGGCTGCTTTAAATAGTTCATATGCAGCGACATATTGGCCTTGGTTAGAAGTATTTGATGCTTATTCAGAATCTAATATTATGGTACCACCTAGTGGACATGTATTAAATGTAATAGCTAATAATGATAGTGTAGGGGAAACTTGGAGTGCTCCAGCAGGATTGGATAGAGGTACAATATCATCTGCTATAGCATTAGAGTATAATCCAACACAAGGAGATAGAAATTTACTGTATGGAAATGGTAATGCAGTTAATCCAATTGTTAATTTTGACCAAGATGGAATTGTTATCTGGGGTCAGAGAACATTACAGAGAAAACCTTCTGCTTTAGATAGAATTAATGTCAGAAGATTACTGATAATGTTGAAGAAAGCTATTGCGGCATCAACTAGATATACAACATTTGAACCTAATGATGAGTTTACTTGGAGTGAGTGGACTGGAATGGTAGAGCCTTATTTAGAAGGAATCAAGAATGATAGGGGGCTTTATGATTATTTTGTTCAGATGGATGATACAGTAGTTACTGACCAGGATATTGACCAGAATCATTTACCTGGAAAGGTATATCTGAAACCTACAAAGACGGCAGAATTCATTACATTAGATTTCATATTATTAAATACTGGGGCAGAGTTTCCTAATGGATAACTAGGAAACCTCGCTTTTAGTAAATAAATTTTACAAGGAGGTTATTTAAATGGGAAGAGAACCTACAAGCCTTGGCTCTATGTTTATGAGTGATATTAGAAAATATGAGGTTCAGAGGCAAGGTAACTTTGAAGTTCAAATTACTGATGTTGGTGGGGTAGAATTATCTCTAGCAGTATCTAGTGCACCATTACCATCTGAAAGTAATGAAGTTGTAGAATTACCTTATGGTAATACTACAGTAAAAGTTGCTGGAAAGATGTCTATTGATGATATAGATATTGAAGTAAGAGATTTTATTGAGCCAGATATTCAGCAGATTATTAAAGATTGGAGAAGAAAAGTATATAATCCTGATACAGATACTATCGGTACAGTAGATAAATATAAGAAGAGAGCGTATATTTATCAATATGCACCTGATGGCTCAATGGTTAGAACTTGGATTGCTGAAGGAGTATGGCCTTCAAGCTTCAATCCTGGAGATTTATCACAGGATAGTTTGGATGCTAAAATGATGACTATGACTTTATCAGTAGATAAAGCATATATAGAGGCGTAATAAGAAATGATAATCGAAGTGAGGAGATGAATCTACTTGCTTCGATTATAAATTAATAAGGGGAGGTTTTATTAGTATGGCTGCAGAATATACAGAAAGAATAGAATTACCTAGTAAGGGGATTTTGTATGAGGATATTCCGTCAGAAGTAGTTATAAGAAATATTACAACTACAGAGGAAAAAATGATTTTCGGTTCATCTAATGTTAAATCATTGGACAAAGTTATGGATGATTGTATTAAAGAACCAGAGGGTTTGAAAGTTAATGAATTATTAACAGCTGATAAGCATTTTGTTTTAATTCAACTAAGAATTTTGACATATGGTTCAGATTATAATGTTAAGAATACTTGTGAACATTGTGGGGAAACTGATAACTATGTTGTAAATCTTCTAGAGGATATGCCTATTGATGAATTAGATGAAGATTTTGTAGAACCTTTTGAATTTGAGTTGCCTATGTGTGAAGATACTGTAGGTCTTAAATTATTAAGAGGTGAAGATTTAGAAAAGGTTGAAAAGAAAGCTAAAAGAATTAAGAAGAGGTCTATAGGTAATACAGGAGATATTAAATATATTCTTAGAAAAGCTCAGAGTATTGTAACAGTAAATGGTGAAGAATTACCTAGTGGTAAGAGACAAAAATATGTGGAGAGTCTACATGGGAGGGATTCTGCCTACATTTCAAGTGCTCTAGAGAGTATTCGTGTAGGATACGACAATCTAATCTTTAAACAATGCAAACATTGTGGAGGAGAAATGGAGTTTAGTCTTCCGATGAATAGTGAGTTTTTTCGTCCCAAATTTAGATTCTAAAGAGAAGATACAGTTTAGGCAAGATACTTGGAATAATATAGTAGAGCAACAATTCTTTCTAGTCTATCAAGGTAATTTCACTTATGAAGATACAGAGGAGTTAGCTGTATTTGAGAGGAGAACATTATTTGATTTATTAAGATTTACAAAGGATGAAGAAAAGAAAGCTAGAGAAGAGGCTAGAGAAGAGGCTGAAAATGGAAGTTAGGTATTAGGGGGTGATTCTCAATGGATTTACAAAATAAACAAGCAGACCAATTAGAACAGCTTACAAGTATGGTAACTAATAATTTAAATATGTTGGATAATCTTCAAGACCCTATAGAGAAGATGATGGATAAATCTAAAAAGTTTGGAAATAGGATTAGAACTAATGATAAAGTTAAATTCTTTAAAGATTCTCAAAAACTAATGAATAAAGTATTGCATGGAAGTTCTACTAAAAAAGGTTCTGTAGAAGGTTCGATATCAGTAGATGGAGATTTAGAGGGTTTGAATGATTCAATAAATAAAACAACTAAAAATACTAATGAGTTTTTTGATAATCTATTGAATGTCCGTATTGGAGAAGAACTCCCTTATATGATGAATGAGTTTAATGACAGCCATCTAGAGAGAATTAGTGAGTTAGATGAAGAATATGAGAGTATGTTTAATAGACAAGCAGATTTGCATGATTTTGAAAGAGATGTAGAAGATAGTTTTGAAGATATTAAAGATACAACAGGAGACTTCTTTAACTTCTTTGATGAAAAAATGGGTGCTATAGGATTAGATTCTGCAAGTATTTTAGGTGCTGCTGGTATTGGTGGTGGAGTAATTAATATTGGTGGTGCTATTAAAGAAGGTGTAGATAAGAATCTAGAGGTAATGGAGAAGTTTAGAAGGATGACAGGTTCTACTAAAGAAGAATGGAAAGATTTTAAGAATTTATTATATGAAGATACATCAGAAATAAATGAGAGATTTGAGAATTATCAGTTTGGTAGTACTCAGAGAATGGATGCTGTAGATGATGTGTTAAATACTGGAATAACTGACCCTAATAAGATAAGACAGGTTAGTGATTCAGTAATGATGATGAATGCTTTGAGTGAAAATGTAGATTTATCAGGATTTGAGTTTTTACAGACTCAATTATATCAATTAAGTTCAGAAGATGCTAGTGGACTTACAGAATATTTAACAGAGTTTGCAGCTAGTGTTGCTGATTTAAAAGGTGTTGACCCTGAGGATGTATTTGAAAGTTTTGATGAGTATGGTAAATCAATTAAAGCAGTAACATCTAATAATAGAGAATTTAGAAGACATATTGAGAATTTAACAGAGTTTGGATTAGCTTTACAGACTACAGGTATGGCTGAAGGAACAATGGAAGATTTACAAGGTACATTATCCGGAGTTTTAGAAAGTGGTGGAGCATTATCTGACCAGGCTATGCAGATAGCGAAAGTTACTCAAATGTCTAGAGGAGTGGCTGGATTAAATCCTCAACAGATATCTCAAATGTTACAAGAAGGTAGATATGATGAAGTAGGTACAGATTATGTAAATGCTATTAGAGATACATTTGACCCTAATACAATGTCAGTAGAGCAGATGTTTACAAAAGCTAATGCTATGGGATTAGATTATGGAATGGTTCAAGATATTATAGCAGAAGATTATGATATTGAACAAGCATTGAGAGATGTTAGAGGTTCTAGAGATGAGTCAACAGCAGCTGCTGGGGAGTCGGGAAGTACAATAACTCAAGATTATTTCAATAAATCTGTTCAGCAGCCTATGATAGACCTTGTAAATAATACAGCGTCTTTAAGTAAACCTGCTTTATGGGCATCTAACTTTGCAGAAGAGTTTGGAGTTAGTGGAGGTTTTACTGGATTAATAGGTTCTGCTTTTGATTTATTAAAAGATACTGGTCTTGGAGAATTGTTAGGTACTGGAGCTGTTGGTGTGGGTAGTTGGTTCTTAGGAAGTAAGGCTGCGGGTGCTGGTGGTTTATTATCGTGGTTAAAAGGATTATTTTCTTCCGGTGGAGCAGGGGCTGGAGGTGCTTCTGGTGGTACAGGAGGTGCTGCAGCTGGTGCTGGATTATGGGCTTCTTTAAAAACAAATGTTTTACCAGCGGTATCTCAAGGAATGAATCTAGTAAACCCGGCTTCTTGGTCGGTATTGATTAATGAAGGGTTGAGACATTTTCCAGAGGTAGATGAGTTTTTATTTGGAGATTATTCGTGGGAAAATATAGAAGAGAGAAATAAAGAAAATACTGAGGAAACTAAGAATTTAAATGAGTCTATACAAGAATTAAATGAGACTTTGAGTAATGGAGATTCTGGAAGTACAACTGATTATAATAGACAGATGGAAGGCTTATTAGAACATGAAGGTCTATCTGATTTAATGGGAGCTATATACCAATCAGAGGGAGGTTCTAATGCTAGTGTTCCTTATGGATTAACTGGATTTAGAGCACAAGGAAATCAATTTACATCTAACAGTAGAAGTGGTAAATTGGAAAACCTATTAAATGAGACTGGATATAAAGAAGGTTCAAAAGGATATTGGTCGGCGGCAGCGGCGGCTACAATAAGTCAATATGTTGATAATTATATAAATAAATTTGTTCCGAGTGCTAGTGGATATGGAGATTTATCAGAAGGTCATAAAAGGAATTTCATTAATTGGTTCTCTTCTCAATGGGCACCAACAAGTGGAAATATCTCAGCTGCAGAGGCTAAATTAAATCCTAATTTACCTAATAATATAATGAGAAATTTAGGACTTCAAGAAGGTGGATTAATACCAGGATATGGTGGAGGAGATATAGTTCCTGCTATGTTAGAGCCTGGAGAATTAGTAATCCCTAAAGAAGTAGTAAGAGCAGGATTTAAGACAGCTGAGAGAGCTACAAATATGGCTAAAAGAAGTGCTGGGAATATGGTAAATGTAATAGTTAATAATGATGATGTAGTAGAAGTTATTAAGTGGGCGACATATAAAATAGAGAAAGCTATAAAGAATACAGCAGATAAAGATAATCAAGAAAGAGAAAGACCTAGAAGAAGAGCAAAAATGACACCGGGTCTAGAGAAACAAATAAACTTAAATTAGGAGGGGTGATTTAAATGGCTTCACCTGGAGTTTCGGGAAAAAAGATTCCTGCTTATGTTCATAATCTTGTTACTGGTACAAATATAACATTTAAATTTTATCCTGAAGAGGTAGAAGATACTCACTCCTCTAGTTTTAGTCAGAAAGAAATATTAGGAAGGAGTACTCCTCTTTTGGCTTATTCGGGTGGTGGTCCAAGAGAGGTTAGTTTTTCTGTAATTCTACATGATGATTTTTGTGATGATGGGATAATAAATACTGTAAATAAATTGAAAGGATTGACTTATCCCGAATATGATTCGGGAGTAGTTCCTCCAGAATGTTATGTTAGATTAGGTTCTTCGGTATATTTTACTGGACAATGTACTAATGTAAGTGTTAGTTGGCAACCTCCTTTTAGGTCAATAAGAGATGATAATTCTACTTATACTAGAGCTGATGTCAGTATGAGTTTTCTAGTAGGACATGAAAAAGCTAAATCTGCCTCTGAGGTAGAAAGAAGAGGTGATTGATATGCTAGATGATAATAATTTTGAATATATAGAGATAGACCCTACAGATTATCCTTATTCTAGATACCGTAAATTAAGATGGATTAAGGATAATGAAGGTACTTATTTTACTGAAACTTATGAGGTTCTTGATATTCCTAAAACAAATAAGGATAAATTCCATGAAGTTAAAGCTGGAGAAGAAAATAGGCTGGATTTAATAGCTTATAAATATTATAAAAATCCTTCTTTATGGTGGGTAATTGCTGAGGCAAATGATATATTAGACCCTTCAAAAGTTGAAGTAGGTAGTATGTTAAGAGTACCTCCTAGAGAAGTAATCTTCGGCTATGGAGGTGTTTTAGCATAATGCAGAAATTTGCTTATGTTTATATAAGTATTGGAGGTAGTGATTTTACTAAAATACCTCCTGAACATCTACAAGATTTTTCTTATGAGAGAGTAACATTAAATTCCGGTAATAAAGCTGAGTTTACAGTATATGATAAAACAGCAGTTATGTTAGAAAATCAGATAGTAGAGTCTAAGTTAGATGATGTTACTTTTTATTATGGTTGGTATAATGGTACAGAATCTCGTAAATATAGATGTATATTAGAAGATTATAATATTAATTTTGATGACCAGGGTGCTACTTTATCAGTTATTGCTACATCTATAGCAGTTAATGACCATAGTAAGCCTAGAACAAAGACTTGGGTAGATGATAATGAAAATCCTTATACTCCTAGTGAGATTGTAGAGTTAATGGTAGAGGATAATGATGATTGGACAATGACAGATGATTCAATAGAGCCTACACTAGCTCCTGAGGTAGAAGGAGAAGAAGAACAGATGGTATTTGTTCAAGAAGGAATATCTGACACTAAATTTATTATTGAGAAATTATTAAGAAATTCAGTAAGTAGAGATGGAGAAAAAGGTTCTTATAATTTATTTTTTACAGATACTCAAGAAGGTCAAATAGTTAATTTTAAACCTATAAATTATGATAAAAAACCTAAAGATACTTATACTTATGAATGGAGAGCAGAGAATTCTAGAGTTATAAGTTTTGACCCAGATTATGGAGGGTCAGATGCTTTATTTTATGGTGGAAATAAAGTAGAAGTAAATGGAGTTAATACTGAATCTAATGATTATATTCACCATGTCGCAGATAAAGATGTAAATCCTGATAGAACTGTAGCAGAAAGAAAGATAGTAAAGGATACAGGTCAGAAACAATATTTAAATGTTTCTTCGGGATATCAGAAAGAAATTAATAGAGCCTCTAAGAATTTATTTAGAAGGTATAATGATATGTTATATAAGGCTTCTATGACAATAGTTGGCGACCCGGAATTACAGCCTTTTGAGTCTATAGTAGTTTTAGTCTTTTTAATGGATGGTAAAAGACATCATACCTCAGGAATATATTATATTGTAAGTATTTCAGATACTATTTCTGGTGGATTTATGGAATCAAAGATATCTATGATTAGAAATTCATCTATTAAAGGTGAGAGAAATGCAGGAGGTCCAAAAGCAGGAGAGTAAGGAGGATTTATATGAGTGTTGATGTTCCTAATAATGATGAGAGAGGATATTCTAGAGTTCAGGGTAGTGAATTTAGATTAGATGCTGTTAATCCATTACCGGGTATTTATAGAGCTAAAGTTGAATATACAGCAGACCCTAAAAGATTAAAAAGAGTGAAGATACGAATTCCCGGATTGCATGGTATTCCGGATGTAACAGATGAATTTATAAAAACAAAAAATTTACCTTGGGCTGATTGTGAAGGAACATCTACTGCAGGATATGATATGGGTTCATATATTGTTCCGAAGGTAGGTTCTTTTATATGGGTTAGATTTGAGGCTGGCGACCCTTCTAGATATGTTTATGGGGGAGGAATCCATGGGAAGAATAGTAAAGAGGTTCATCAGATGGGTTTATTCCATGAAGATTATGATGAAGATAAAATCCCAGCAGGTCAATGGGATGCTCCGATTGG